TCCTAAAACACTAAAAGTTGGCGCTGAGATTACGTATGCAAAAGGAGTTAGTAAGTTTGCTCCCAAAATAACTGAGGTTGGTAAACTGGCACTTGGAGCTGGCGGTGCTGCTAAAGCATTTGCTACTGCTGCGGCTGGTTTTTCTTTATATACATATTTAGATCTTATGAGCGGGGCTGTAAAATTTACAGCAGATACTTTTGTAAAAGGAATAGGCGGATTAGCTGTTAGTATAAATCAATGGTTAGACGAACGAAAAGGATTAGAATTAGGATATGGAAGACTTCCTACTGCTATGATATCTTCGGCCGCAGCGACTGAAAGACAAAGAGCAGTTCGAGCTTCTTATGGAGCAAAAATAAATCCAAGAAATAGATTAATGGGAAATGAAGCAACTTATCACCATACGAGATAATTAATGGGAGTTACTGTAGAAAAGAGACAACATGAGTCTGTTGGGGCATTAATAAAAAGATTTACAAAACAGGTTCAAAAATCTGGGTTAATGGAAGAACTAAGATATCGTGAATTTTATGTAAAACCGTCTTTAAGAAAAAAATATCCAAAGAAGAAGATATGGTAATCTCTAAAAAACAACTTCTCCTAACAAATAATGGAGAAATAGTATTATCAAAAAATTTAAAAGATAAGAATATTTTTTGGTGGAATGGAACTACATATAAACCTATACGAGTTATAGATGTAAAAGATTCAAAAGTAAATTTACATAAATTTATAACATCTCAAGGTCGTATAATAAACTGTCCTTTTAATACCAATTTTTTAGGAAATCCTAATTCCTCGTGGGTAAATTATTCTAAATTTAAAGACTTATCAATTCAATCAGTTCCGGGAGCTTCTAAAAAAACTACAGTAGCAGTGCTGGGGTACTTAAAGATTTTTGGAGACTCGTGGAAGAATAAATTAGATATAGATTGTTTAAAAAGCTCTTTTTATTTATTCCAGAATAAAAGACCAAATCCCTATACTAAATTAAATATAACATTAGCATTATCAAAATTAGCTGAATCCGATTTAAAATATGTTTTAAAACCTTTTCTTTCTGAAAAGATAATAAAACATCTAACTTCGTTTAGTAAAGATTTTCTCATAATGTTACTTAGTAGATTAGGTATTGCGGCTAATGGCCATAGTGATCACTGTCCCTTAACCGAACCAGGAACAATAAGATTTAAAGGAAGTTTAACAGAACCTTTAAAATATGAAAATTTGAGATATGCTGGAAAAATAAATGAACCAGCTATAAAAATCCGTACAGAATTTCCCACAGATAATTTATTAATAGGTAGCTTTATATGCCAGACTCCAAGTTAACTAAAGACGATTTATTAGAAGTACAAATTCTTAGTGATCCAGTTTACTTCGCGGAAATTTATCTTCGTTCGCCTTCTGATCCTAAAAAATCTCTAGAACTTCGTCCTTATCAGAAAAAGATTTTACGTAGTAGAGCACAGAAGAGAGTTCTTAGAATGGGAAGAAGAACTGGAAAATCTGTTACATTAGCAATTGAAGCTATATGGAAAGCTTTTACTTATACTGATAGAGAAATTTTAATTGTGGCTGGATATGATTCTCAAGTTCAAACTTTATTTAATCTTATTAATAGAATGACTAAAGATGCTCCTGAAATTTCATCGTCTATAGCACGTACTAGAATGCGTCCTTATGAAATTTGGTTTAAAAATAATTCTGTAATACAGGGGTATGTCGGAAATAATTCAGTTCGTGGTAAATGTCTTCCTAGAGATACTCAAGTTGTAAAAGAAAATGGAACCTCTGTATCAATTGATAAATTAAAGGTTGGAGATGAAGTATTATCTATAGATTTAGAAACAGAAAAAAGTATTGTTGGAACAGTAGAAGCAATACACGATAATGGTATTAAGGAATTATATGAAGTTGAAACAGCTTCTGAAAGATTTCTAGTTGCTACTGCAAATCATAAAGTAATGACAATGGGCAGGGGATGGGCAGAAATTCAACAACTATATACTCAAGAAAAAGTTGATAGAGAGGCTGATTTTGTTTCTGTTGTTCATCCTAATGGAAAAGCATATTGGTCAAGAGTTAAAAGAGTAACAAAGCTTTCTCTGAAAAAAAGAACATTTGATTTAACAGTAACTCCCTCTCATACATTTGTTGCCTATAAGAAAAATTCTAATAGTAAAGGAGCAGTAGCTGCCGGACCTTCTATAACTTCAGGTCAAAAAATAGAAGAAGGATTAGCTCCAGGAGGATTTTTAGTTCATAATTCAGCCAATGATTTATATATAGATGAGGTTGATTCTTTAACAAATGAAGCACTTGTTGAAGCTGTATTACCTATTTCTACAACATATAAAGATACTAATCTTACAATATCAGGAACTCCAACAGGTAAAAGAGAATATTTTTATAACATTGTAAAACAACAAAAAGATCTTGGCTTCGATGAATATTTTTTTCCATCCATGGTTAGCCCCGAATGGAATAAAGATAGAGAATTAGAATTAAAAGCAGTTACAACTGTTACACAGTTTGAACATGAATATTTAGCACTATTTGGTACAGCTGCTGAAGGAGTTTTTAAAAATAATTTTATTGACTCAAATTTATATGTATATTCTTATTCTTCTCTTAGATACAATCCAGAAAATATTTATGTATTAGGAGTAGATTGGAATGAATCTAGATTTGGAGTTCAAGCAGTTGTTTTAGAGTATATGAATATTCCTGATTTATTAATACCTTATAATGATGGAGAATGGAAAACACCAGATGGAGAATTAATTAATAAGATTGAAAAATCAAATGCTCTTAGAGTATTTTATGCCGATGCTATAGATCCTGCAGACTTTACTAATATGGGATCAGTAGAATTTATTTTAAAACTAATGAAAAAAATCAAATTTAATAAAATGGTTTTTGATCGTGGGCACGGTGAGGCAAATTATGAAATGCTTAGACTTTCATTAGATAAGGGTGAAGGTCCCATGGGTACAAAGTGTACAAATATGAAGTATATGTTAGATAATATGGCATCAGTTGACATGGGAGGATCTACGGAAATCATAGATAAGATCACAGGGATAGCAAGAAAAACTCCTACAAAAAATACAATGGTAAAAAATTTACAATTATTAAATGAAAGTGGACAGCTTATAATTCCTGCAGTTGATCTAAAAGGAAATACTGTAGAAAATGAAGAATTCAATTTAGTTGGCCAAATGAGAGGATATATTATCGATAGAGTTGGTAGATATGGAGAAGTTTATGCATCTACTGTACGCGATGGTCTAGACCATAGACTTGATGCTACAATGTTGGCCGCGTATGGTTATATGATGGATACTTCAATTTTTCATAAAAGAGATATGGATGTAGTAATAGATAATGTTCCAGGACTTGAATTAGCTTTTACTAAAGGAGGTTGGAGATCTAATTTAGAAAAAATAAAAGATGTACCTAAAGTTTCTTCATTATCTGGAGCATTACTTTATGATCATGGATTTTGGAGTGGGGAAGGAGAGCCTCCTGAATATACACTAGATAAAAATGGAACTCCTAAAAAAGTAGGAAGTAGATCAGTAAAGAGTAGAGGATTTTCCCATAAATCAAGAACATTAACTAGAAGTACTAAAGGGAGAAGTTTCTAATGCCTGACGAACAATGGGTAGAAGATCTTAAATCAGAGCTTGATGATGCTGCAATTGCAGAATTGTCTAGCTTTTTCGATCGAATAGAACAACACACTACCCAACAGGGCAGAAACGAAACTGAATGGAGAGACCCAATTGCAGCATTAAAAAATAGAATACAGTCAGATGTTGCTGGTGATTCTAAAGTGAGTTCGGCTGCAAGATGGAAGGCTTTAACTTCTAAAATGTCTTCTTATGTTAGAAATGCTGCAAATTCTTTATATCCTCTAAATCCAATTTCACATAATAAAGGAACATTTCTTCCAATTAAATTTCAAGAGCTAAGAGACTTAATAAGTGGCTCAGCTTTTAATAATATTGTAATAGTAACTGATCCTGGAGATTCTAGTCTTGAAGGAGGAGATAAACTTGAAAAGGAAAAACTAGAAAATATTAATAAAGATTTAAAAACACGCAATAAAACCGAAGTTAGTTGGGTTAATCCCGAACCAGCCACTATGCTCTTCTCATATGATGATACTAATCCTTTCAGATTAGAAGATGCTGAATTAACTGGAGGAAAGAAACTTTATTTAGGTTTTCCAAAACTAGGTTTAGCATTTGATAAAACTATACAAGATAAACAGGACTTAGCAAATAATCCAAATGGTGGCGTTAAGTCTGCTGTGTTTTCTATAGAAACTAGTAGTATTACATTAGAAGATAATATTTTAACAGTCTATTTTAAAGAAGAAAATTTACAAGAGATAAAGTCAGAATGGGCAAGTTTAATATCAGTCCCACTTAATGATTCTTCTAAAGATACTCACTTTATACTTGTTGGAAGATATGTATCTTTAGAAGACGCAGATCTAGATGGATATAAAAAGAATTTAATAGAAGGGGCTAAGACTTATGGAGCTAATGGAATCTCTGATATGATTAACGGAGTTGGCGAGGCAATAGGAGGTTCTATCGATAGCATGGCTACCAAAGAATTTTATTGTTGTATCTTCTATGAATTAATACGCAGCTCTACCATAGCAGGGGTAACAGATGCTAAAATATATAAAGTGGACTCTGGAGGTAATATAATAATACGGACCAGATATGACACTGTATCTGAATACGAGGCAGCATTTGCTGCTGGAGATCCAATAACTTTAGAAGAACTCTTAGAAAATCCAGCTATCTCTACACAGCATATAGAGATGTTTTTAGAAGAACAGAGAATATGGCTTAGACAGCTACATGCTCTGCTAATGGCTTTAATTCCCTTATTAACTGGAGATTCTATGAATTTCAATTGGGAAGGATTTAAATTTAACATAGCAGCTATAATGCATACTTCAATAACTATAATGCTGGTTACAATGTTAAATGTTGTTCAACAGCATCTATTTGAACAAGCTGTACAATGGGGAAAAGAAAGAATAGAAGCATCGGATAATCCAAGTGTTGCCGCCCAATGTTTACCGTGGGAACAATTATTTATGTCACTTATAGTTGCTTTATTTGGTCCAGATGGTTGGTCAAAAAATGTTAGAGAAATGATACTAAATATGCAAGAATATATGATGAAAAAAGCAAAAGAAGTTGCTGGTGAAGGAGAAGATGCATCAGTTACTGGAGAAAATCATCCATGGTTACCTAAGCTTAATGCAGCTATAGATGTTATAGAATGGTTATTAGATTTAAATGCACAAGCTTTTATGATTTGTGCAACTCAAAGACCAGATAAGTATGAAGCCGATTCCGGAGCTGGGTCTGCTTCCGATTCTTCCAAGGATAAAGAGACTGGAGAACCATATGAACCTTCTCTAACATCATCAACTATTGGAAGACGAACAGGAACAGGTCTTGAATATACAGACGGACGTGGTACTGTTGATATTAAAAAAACTTCTGATACAGGAGATGGGTCTAAAGATGGTTCATTTTACTCTCCTACAGGGGGCCTAGGCCGCCAGATTGACATAACTGGTGAGAAGATCAATCCCGTTTCTCTCTTAATTGAGCAAAAAGATGAGGACGTGGCTAAATTTTTTGCACAATATATGGGTTTAACTCAAGAAGAAGCAAATGAAGCTGTAAGTAAGGCGAAAAAAGGAGAATGTGTAAAAGCTTTAGGCGCCGATGAGATACAAGAACTTAAAAATGCTCTAACTAATGTAGGACTAGAATACTAATGGCTAGATTCACTTTTCCATTTTTTGGTAAGAGTAAAACTTTAGAAGAAAAAGTTAATGATATTCTTACTAAACGAAATCGAAAGATTGAACAGTTAGCATATGCCCAAACTGCAGATGCAACTACAAAATCAAATAGTATATCAAATATTTTAAAAGCACTTAAATCTAAAGTCTTAAGTGTAATTGCAGGCGGTAATCGAGGTATATTTATTACTCCTGAATGGGACTTCAAAAAAGTACAACTTGCTTTTACTAATGAATCAATATTTAGACGATCAGTAGAAAAGTATGTAGAACAAATTAGAAAACATTCTTGGGAATTTATAGGCAATAACCCCACTACGGTAAAGTATATAAGAAAAAGATTTAATCAAATGGCTATCGTTACTAATAAACCGACCGCTGAACTTTTTGATGAAATTACTTTTAATATGGTATTATACTCTAATAGTATAATTACTAAACAGAGAAATAGAAAAGCTTCAGGAGGTAAAGAAAGAAAATCTTTTGATGGATTTACTAGAGTTCCTGTTGCGGGATATCAACCAGTTGATCCAAGTTCTGTTAAAGTAGATAGAGATAATTACGGAAATATAAGAAAGTGGAAACAAATTTCTGGACAAAATCCAAGCAAACCTAAAGATCCTGCTTTTACACAATTCCTAATTAATAAGCCTCCACCCGGTATAAAGGATCCAGAATGGAGTCCTTATAATGTTATTCATATTAAAGACAGAAGTGCCACTCCTTCGATGTTCTTTTTTTCAATGCCTATGTCAGTACCTGTTATTGCAGACATGGAAGCTCTTAGAGAATTAGAAGAATTATCTTTACTGGAATCAATTAAAGTTGCAATTCCTAAGTTACATGCTAAAGTAGGAAGTAAAGAGCAACCAGGTACACAAGAGCAGGTTGATGATTTAGCTTCAACTATTCAAAGTTTAACTGGTGATGGCGTATTAGTAACTTCAGAACGAGTATCAGTAGAAGATATAGCTAAAGCAACTAATGCTAATAATATATTAACTTCTTCTATAAATTATTTTAAAGCTAGAGTTTTAGCTGGTTTGGGAATGTCAGGAGTAGCTATGGGAGAAGGAGATTCAGCAAATCGTGCAACAGCTCAAGTAATTAGTTCTGAAATGCAGAGTACATCGGCAAAGTTTCAGCGTATTCTGAAAAATTCTATAGAATTTTTTATGATTACAGAATTATTATATGAATCAGGTTATACCGAATTTACTTTAAATGATGAGAATATGGTTTACTTGTCTATTCCTGAAGTTGATCTATCAGAGAAGATTAAAAGAGAAGCACATCAACTTAATCTTTATATTAATAATGCTTTGACTGAGGAAGAATTACGAAAAGAATTAGGTAGAGATATTATTCTTCAACTAGAAAGAGAAGCAATGTATCTTAATAGAGTACAGATTCCTTTAGCAGAAGCTAAAGCATCTGCACTATCAGAGGCAGGTGAGAATTTGTCTAGTAATGTTTCTAGACCAACTAATCAACAAGGAACTCAACTATCTAAACCTAGCGTAACTAGAGATTATTATACTGAATTATGGAATCAGGCCTTAGGGACGCAAACTGTTATAGAGCTCGAAGATCTACTTACCGGGTCTAAGTTGGACCCGTATGACATAACTACTATGAAAATTATGTTACGAAGGCACTCTAATGGAGGTAACTTTAAAGAAGTAATAGGAACTGTTTTCGATACATTAGAAGCACAAATTATAAAGGATGCTTAATGGAACACAACTATCTGGAGTTTAGATGTCCACAATGTGGTTCTTTATTATGTAAGTATGTTGATCAAGAAAAACCATATGCAGTTGAAATCAAATGTCAGAAAAGAGGTTGCTCTACAATTAATATTAGGGCAAACTGTGTTCCTACTAATTTATTAGAATTAAGGTGTCAGCACATTGATGAAAAGAAATCAGAAAAATGGGGATCAACAACTATGTGTAATAAACTATTATCTAAGATTGTTCCAGGAACAAATATAGAAATTAAGTGCCCTAGGTGTAAAAATATGACAAGAAGTTTAGAGCAATTTCCAGCCTTACTACCAGAGACTACAAATGAGTAAATTACTACATAATTTTGAAGATCAAAGCAAAAGTACTATTTCTGCAGATTTTGCTATAGAGCAAGATGGAAATAGATATATTCCAAAATCCTTGCTTGTTACGTTAGATGCTACCCATGCGGGATACAAAAATAAAAACTTTTTTTATTATGATCCCGATGCAATGCGTTATGCTGTATCTAGAGATGTGTGGACAACCCCGTATAGTAAACCCTTTTTAAAGAATCACGACTTAGACAGTGAACCCCTGGGGAGAGTTAAAGCAGCCAGATTTATTGATTCTACGGAAGGTGCTGGGTTTACACAATTAGATGTATTAGTTACAGATAGTGATGCTATTGAAAAAATTATTGATGGACGTTATTTAACTGTTTCTACTCATGGTGCTCCTTTAAGAGACGCTGCCAGTGATTTTAATTTTACTCAATGTTCTATATGTAATATTAATTTAAATGTAGAAGAATATTGTGGACATAGTAGAGGACGTATTTATGAAGATGATGAAGGTATTGAAAAACAATGTTATTGGAGAGTAGGTGCTTTGGATTATAAAGAAGTTTCTCTTGTGAATACCCCCGCAGATAATGATGGTACAACTGCAGCTCAGATTACTTCCATATCTATGGTTGATGGGGAAAGACCTGCGGATCCTTGTGTTGGAGATGAATGTAAAGTCCAAACAAGTTTAGTATTTGTGGACTCTGATGTTAGATATGCTGATGAATCTTTTTTACTTGCATGTGATTTACTAGCTGAATTACTAGTAGCAAATAGAGTATTATGGGAAAGTGTAAAATATGATAAGCAAGCTTATATTGATAAAAAAGGATTAGTATATGATGAAGATTTAGTTTTATCTAGATTAGAAGAGGATGAACTAAATAAAATAAAAGATGAAGATGAATGTGAGAAATTACTAAGTCTAACAGATATAGACTGGGATGAATTAGAGGCATTACTAGATGAAGAAATGGGTGATGCAAAATTATCTAGTTCACAAAGAAAGAAACTTAAGTCATCCACTTTTTGTGGACCTGGCCGTTCTTTTCCTGTCCCGGATTGTGCACATGTAACTGCGGCTAGGAGATTGATAGGACGCTATAAAGGCGATGGAAGTAAATCAGCTATACTTGCATGTGTTTCTAGAAAAGCAAATCAACTAGGTTGTAAATCTAGTAAAAAAGATGCTGAAAAT